AGTGGCTTCCAACTAAATACACAAAACCTTTATCTGAAGATTTTCCTACAAGTGGCGGTGTAGTAATTGGATTAGCAGAAAGGTTTATGTCTATTCCTGAACAGGGCTATAAACCTTTGAAACTGACTGACTGGCAGAAATGGTTAATTAATTCTGTGTTGGAAAGATACCCCTTAGATCATGCTGACCCTGAAAAAGCAGGAAGGCTTAGATATAAGCAGTGTGTAATCAGTATGCCTAGAAAGCAGGGAAAGACCTTATTAGGTTCACTGTTTGCCCTATGGGGTTTGTTAGCCCATGAAGATGCACCTGAAGTTATATCAGTTGCATCTACAAGTGAACAGGCAAGGCTTGTCTATAAGCAGGTGTTGCAACAGATCACAAACAGTCCTGAATTAAAACCAAGATTTAAGAAGATGACAGAATTTAAAGGTATCTTCACTGCAGATGGAGATGGCAGGTATGTAGTAATAGGAAATCGCCCTGCATCTGCACAAGGACTTCATCCAAGTCTAGTCATTTTTGATGAACTACATGTAAGCAATAAAGACTTATGGACTGCTATGGCTTTAGGTTCTGCAACTAGAAAAGATGGTTTAGTAGTTGGAATTACTACTGCAGGAGATGACAGTTCTGATCTTCTGCTATCTCTATATGACACAGGTGAAGTAGCAATAGAAAACCCTAAAGAGATGGAAAGATTTGGTTTCTTCTGTTGGGAAGCCCCTGCAGGATGTAAGGTAAATGACAGGGAAGCAATAGAAATGGCTAACCCCAACCTAGTTGAAGGCATTTTGTCATGGACAAACATAGAAACTGAAGTAGCCACAATGCCTGAAGTGGATGCAAGGCGTTACAGACTTAACCAATTTGTTTCTTCATCAAGTGCGTGGATACCTGCAGGGCTATGGCAATCATTACCTAAAGGCTTTATAGATCAAGATAAACCTGTCTGTATTGCATTTGATAGAACCCCTAACTGGTCTGAAGCAAGTATTTGTGTAGGGCAGAAGCAAGGGGAAATGTATGTAACTGAATTGATAGGTCAGATCGCCCAACCTGATAAGGCTAAGGTTTTAAATCTTTTGTATCAGTTAGGCAATAGATACCAAGCCACCTTTATTACAGATGGTCTATTTAATAATGAAATAGTCGCAGAATTAAAAATGAAGGGTTTAAGGGTTACCCCTTTAGGGCTAAAAGAAGTAGTAAATGCGGCAAATATGGTTTATTCCAAGATTATGACTAAGCAGATAGCCCATTCACATGATCCAATAATCACTAATCAGATTAATTCATGTGTTAGACAAAATGTTTATGACACATGGAAATTAAGTAGAAAGAACAGTTTGTCAGATATAGATGGTGCTATGGCGACAGTTTTAGCATTATGGGGTTCAGATCAGGAAATGGATTTGCAACCATTAATTTTTTAAAATCTTTTTTCTAGTTTAGAAAAAAAAGTACTGTATAATAGAAGGTAGATATGGGATTTTTAGATTTATTTAGAACTACAAGAAGCGAACCCACTGAAGTGCGTGGGGTAGAAGCGTTAATACCTAACAGGTCAATAACTACAGTCACTATAAATGAAGCCTTAACCATAGGTGCGGTTTATAGATGCGTGAACATAATTGCTACAAGTATCAGTCAGTGTCCTATAGAAGTTCTGCGAAATGATGTTGAACCCATATCAATTCCATCATTTATTGCCAACCCAACATTAGGACAAACACAAAGACAATTCCTGTATCAAACTGCTACTTCCTTAGCGTTAGATGGTAATGCCTACTGGCTTATCACACGCAAGGGAAGTGAAGTAGTTAATGTTCAGGTCTTAGGTTTAGGACAAGTACAGGTAGAACAATTACATGACAAATCACTGCGTTATCTTTATGAAGGTACTGTATTAGACCCTGCAAATTTAAAGCATTTAAAGTTATGCGATATTGCAGGCAGGGCTACAGGCTTAGGTGCTATTCAAGCGGCTAAGAAAGATTTCCAAAACGCTTTAGATAATCGTGAATATGCAATTCAATTTTTTAGTGATGGTGCAGTTCCTTCAGGAATACTTTCTACAGATCAGCATTTAAACGCTGAACAAGCGGAAGCGTTAAGGGGAAGGTTTGTTGAAACCCAACAGAAGAACACCCCTGCAGTTCTAAGTAATGGACTGGAATACCAAGCACTAAAATTATCACCTAAAGAAATACAGATGCTAGAAACTAGAAACTTTAGTGTCCAAGAAGTTGCAAGAATATTTGGTATTCCTGCCACCTTCTTATTAGCACAGTCAGGTGATAGTCAGACTTATGCAAACCTAGAAACAGTTAATAGGGCTTTTGTTAATTTTACATTAATGAATTATTTTGGCGTTATTGAAGATGCCTTTAGTTCTATGTTGCCTTTAGGCGTAACTGCAAAGTTTGATTTAGATAATTTCCTGCGTGGCGACACTGCATCAAGATACAACGCTTATGAAAGCGGTATCAGATCAGGGTGGCTAACAAGAAATGAAGTAAGGCAGTATGAAGGTTTAATACCACTGCCAAATTTGGAGAATATAAACAATGGAATTACTACATAGAGAATTTGAGATTAGAACAACTGATCTTGAAACTAGAGAAGTAACAGGGATAGCAGTTCCTTACAATGAAGTAACACAAATAGGTAGGATGAAAGAAAAATTCATGCCTAATTCTATTAATGTAACTAAGATGCCAAAACTGTTTTACAACCATGATGAACCAATAGGGATTATTCGCAGTATGAATGATGCTGAAGATGGTTTGCACATTACCGCAAAAATAAGTAACACCGCTAAAGGTAATGATGCGTGGACATTAGTAAAAGATGGTGTAGTTAGAAGTTTTTCTATTGGCTTTGTGCCACAGGAACAAACTTTAGATGGGGATGTAGTGATTAGAACAAAGGTGGACTTAAAAGAAGTTTCCTTAGTCGCACTACCTGCCTATGAAGGGTCTGTCATTACGCAATATAGAAATGACACGCCTGAAAACAACAATTTAGGAGAAACAAAAATTATGGAAAACCCAACACAAGAAGCAGTAGATCTCACACCTGCAGTGGATGAACTTTCACGCAGGGTTGCAGTTTTAGAAACACCTAGAACAACAACTATTGCAGTACCAAAAATTAGAACCTATGGCGAATACATTAAAGGAATCGTCAATGGTGATGCAGATGCACAAGAAATGTATCGTGCATTAACAACTGTAGGAGATATTGCAGGACTTACAAGTCAGCAAAATTTCGTTTCAGATATCAAAAAGATCGTAGATTTAGGGAGACCTGCAGTAGCCGCATTTAGTACAGCACAAATGCCCCCTTCAGGTGTTTCAGTATTTTTCCCACAGGTAGGCGTACAAGGTGCAACTTCTACAGTACAAGCAACTGAAGGAACTGATCTAAGCAATACAGAATTTACAGTTACACAAGGTTCTGCATCAATTAAAACTATTGGCGGATATAACCAAGTAAGTCGTCAGGTCGCAGAAAGATCAGACCCTTCTTATCTTGAAGCATTATTCCGTATGCAGGCTATTGGTTATGCAAAAAGAACAGATCAAGAATGTTTAGCGGTATTAACTGCAAATGATGCTTCCTATGGAAACGCATCTGCTTCAGCAGGTACAGCGACAGCATGGTTATCTGCAGTAGCAGACCTAGCAGGACATATTTATTCTGCAGGTGGCTTAACTGCTAACTTTATTCTGTTATCAAAGGATGTATTTAAAGACCTAGTAGGTCTAGTAGATGGTGTACAACGCCCTGTATTTGCCGCAGATAATCCTTCAAATAATATTGGAAGCGCAAATATTCCAAGATTACAAGGAACATTATTTGGACTTCCTGTGATCGTAGATGTGAACCTTGCAGATGATAAGGCTTACCTATGTTCAAGTGAAGCAATTACAAACTATGAAAGTGCAGGCGCACCTTTCAGAATTTCAGATGAAAATGTTAGCCAATTAACCCAAACATTTGCAGTCTATGGATACATGGCTACTGCGTTAAACAATGTTAATGGTATTGGTCGCATTACATTTTAATTAGATAAGGGGTCGTTATGCCGATTACATTTACTGATTTAAAGAATTATGTAGGTTCAACAACAACAGATGATGCTTTTGTGTCTAAATGTTTTGATGAAGCCAAATTATTGGTTAATAATTTTGCAGATGCAGATGATGTACCTACTGCAGTAATGGAAAGGGCTTACCTTGAATGTGGTTCAGAACTGTATCACCGAAGGTCAGCCCCAAATGGAATTGCACAATTCTCAGCATTTGATGGGCAACCAATAAGAATTGCTAGAGATCCCATGACACCTGTTTATTCATTATTAAGAAGATATGTTAGTTACTTATGACAAACATAATTACACAAACAAGAATAAATCTTGCAAATGAATTAATAGCAGATGGGATAAATGCAGATTATTATATTCCTAGTCGCATAACACCGCCCCTTGCAATAATTTCACCTGATAGCAATTATGTTTCACAAGGTGATTCATTTGCTACATTTGGAATAGCCTTAGAAGTTACATTAGTCGCACAGACTGCAAGTAATGACAAGGCAACAGAAGATTTAGATAATCTTATAGTTAGTGCCATAGGTGCGATACCTGCACAATGGAAAATAGAAACTGTAGATCAGCCATTTACATTAAGTGTGAATAATGCTGACTACCTAGCCACAAGAATGGCACTGACTACACAAATAACAATTTAGGAGAAAGAAAAATGCCAACAAGCACAAGAATTAAAGGTAGAAATCTAGTTCTAACATTAGATGGTAATGATTACGCAGTAGATGCTTCTTCAGTCGTATTAACAAATGAAGATGCAGATGGTGAAGTAAGAACATTTAATGACATAACACCACCTAAGCAGTGGTTTTTTGAAATAGATGGAATACAAAGTACAGACACCACTTCACTATGGGATTTCCTTTGGGATAATGACAATAGTGCAGTGAACTTTGTTTTTAAACCGCATGGAAATGCAACTGCAACTGTGTCACAGCCCCACTTCACAGGAACATGTGAAATAAAGGGTAAGCCGCCTATTGGTGGCAGTGCAGATCAAACATTTGTATTTAGTACAAGACTTGATCTATTGATAGGTACAGAACCTACAAGGGTCACAGCGTAATAGTTATGGCGGCGGCAATACAGGTAAAAGGAATAGCAGAACTAAATAAAGCATTAACTTCTATAGGTTTTGATTTTTCTGAATTAACTGAAGCGAACTTAGCAATAGCAAAAACTGTTGCAGATCGTGCCGCCACCTTAGCCCCACGCAGAACAGGCGCATTAGCAGGTTCTATTAAAGGTGTAAGAGAT